GCATCCCACTTAAAAGCCTTGTTGCTATCCTTGCGTAGGCTGCGCACAGGGTCCTTGCTGATGTCACCGTTGGCTTTAGGAACCTTGCTCCATTTTGCTTTAAATGAATTTAATTTAGGTAAAGCTGATCGTGCATCTAATAACGTAATTTGTTCCGAATCAGGATTTATAGGCAAGCAGTCTTCTACATAACATAAAAGTTTAATCNGCTTGTCTACTCGTTGAGCAAAACTATCTAAAAATCGTTGTCCGTATTTTTCCATACCTGATGGGTGGAATGTAGTCACTACTGTAATTTCTTTTTTCATATGTATTCTCTCATGTGCTTCCAGCAAGTTCCGCCTTCTAGTTCACTGAACTTCCAATGAAACATGCTTATTCTTTCTAACCATTGTTGTCTATTAAATTCTAACGGAGTTTCTATTTTACTAAAATCTGTATTGCTAACTTCTGCACACTGGCTGTCATTTGGATCTGTTAGGAAGCAATGATATCCTTGTATGATCGGGCCTACTGCTGCACTGCTGTTATGATTAACTACTGCCCATGCTGTTTTTAAATCTTGTTCTAATGGTGNGCCGACTCTACTTATAGAAATGTTTTTATATTGTACTAACAATCTTTGTAGTTGTGAAATGTAAGTATTTGCTCTTTTATCGCCTGGATGGGTTCTAATTATTATTGGACGGTCAGTATACTTTCTTAAATGTGAAACTACATTAGTTGTCCATTGATGTATCGGTGTGCCTTTGAGACTCCATCCGTTATTTCGTTGTAGCAGTAACACAATGCTAGAACCTAATTTTTTATATTCTTCTAAATGAATTCCAGTGTCCTTTGATATTTGAAGCCAACGATTAGGATCAACTTTAGAGTCACAATAGTTGCCGGTAGTAGGAAATATTCCGTTGAAACTATATCGTATATAACCATGAGGATTATTTTTATTATGATACAAAAATAAATTTGCATCTCCAGTAACAACAGTTTGATTATCAATTAATTGTTTTCTAAATTTTAAATGCGGACTGCTAGTGTCTGCATACACCCACCCTTGTATAACTGCTACATCTGCATCAGCTACAATTGATGAGTCGTTACTAACAAATCCAATGTCACCGCAAGCATTTACGCCTTGAATAAACTTTTTTAGTATTTCAGGCTTTTGTGGATTATTATTATTTCCTGGAACTGTTTTTAAGTAACTAACTACTTTCATTGATAATTCTCCAAGCAGTTCCGTTAAGCATTTCTTTAACACTGAACTGACAATAACTTAAATGGCACATATAGGCATTCATAGTATCTTTATCGGGATAATTTAAATTATTAATATCAGCTAGTNTAGTATTACATATTGTTTGTGCTGAGTTTGGTCCTAACGCAATTGCAGGTTTTCCTAACATTAATGCTTCAGTGGCAGCAATACTATTGTAGGTTATTAAACAATAAACATCATTTGCTAATGCTTGTTCCATTGTGTTATTCGTAACACGATCTTGTCGAATAGGCTTCATTCGAATTTCAATTGGTCTATCAGTGTATTTTTTTAATTCTTCTACAACTTGTTTAACCCAAGTATCAGGATCTGGTTGATTAAACACTTGCATAACTTTTCCACTAGGCGGACATATTAATATTTTTCTTCCGCTAATTTGTTTTCTATACGAATACCCACCAATAACTCTTAATCTATCATCAGGTCGCTCGACAATTGGACCCATATGCTGTAATGCATTTTTAGTAATTCTGTGCCAGTTTTTTAGTTTATCGTTACCAAAATATCCAGTATCAATAGCATAGAACTCTCTACCTATTTCCCAACAATGTTTAATAGCCTTTTGGCAATTGCCCCCTAGTCCTCTTATAACTAACGGAACGTCGGTATATTCTTCTCTTTCCCAAGAGCTTAATTTCCCTCCAATTCCTGTTATAAAGGCTTCTAAATATTCGTCATATACTCTGCCACCTTCGGGATAACTTAAATCGTCGTTAAAAATAGCAGCTGATTTAAGTTTCTTCATTTCAGTATTTTTCTTTTCATAATATGTTCCTTCGGGATCAATTAGATACTTAGTTTGTTGTTCTATATGTTCTTTTAATGTATCGGATAAATCAAGATCTTTAATAGTAGTAGGTTTAAATTTATTTTTTTCAGGCGCAATAGCTAGATATTTTCTTTCTACTTTATACCAATTAACTGCGTAGTCGCAATCTTCATATTCCTTAAACCAAGGCCCGCCTTCGGTATAATGTAATGCACTAGGCTTACCGTCTTTAGATTCTTTATACCATCCAACTAGCCAATTCCATTCATGACTTATCTTACCAATTTCTTTATCTTTGAGCCAACTAAATCTATGCAAATATTGACCAGTAGTAGACTCATCATTCACTAACTCTCTAGTTAATATTTTGTTACTGGGGTGTGAACAATTAAACAACATCATACTGCTCCAATTTTTTCTTGGATATACTGTTTGTGTTTGTCCATCCATTTTGACTCCTTCTTTAGGAGTATAATCGTGTTGGGCGCACATTACTGCATATTTGTTATTTGTTTGTGCAAATAATTTTGCAACATCATCTAAAAATAAAAAATCACAATCAATGAATAATGCCCATCCATCGAATAAATTTAATTCAGGAACAAGAAATCTAGAAAATGTAAATTCGGTGCTGGCTAATTTATCTACATCTCTCCAATAAAGGTTTTGTTTTTGTAACGTCTTTAATTTTAAAGGGCTGATTTCTACAGGCACACTAGTATGTTCTAATATACTTTGTTTACAGACTTGGTATGCAATGTCCTCTCTGCTATCCCATCCTATGAATATCTTTAAAGGCTTAGTCTTGACGTTCAATATCGTTCTCCACACATTGTGTTCCGTATTGTATTTCTACTATTCTACAAGGCGCATCAAACGGATTAGTAAGTTGATGCCACTCGCCTAATGGTATGTCAAATGCTTGATGTTTAGTTAGGTGCTTAGGCGGTAGCGCATAACCAGTTGGCATCTTACTGTTTACTACACACTCGCCTTCGCTTACCATCCAGTGTTCTGCACGACATTCATGACGTTGCATGCTTAAACTCTTACCAGGATTTACAGTAAGCTCTTTTACTTTTGTGCCTTCGACTTCATGTAGCACACGATAGTAACCCCACTGGCGTTGAGTCTTAGGTGCTTTCCATTCAGTTAAAATCCAGCTGCTGCTATTCTTTTTATCCTCACCGCCGACTCCAAATACAAATTCTACATCTGGATGATCACCGTATACCTTATATTCTGGAGTTGTAGTGTTTGTTCTATCGCCACCGTTAGCAAATATAATTGTACCAGTGTTAGTTGACATAGTATGAAAAATTGCTTGACATGCACTGTCGTCACTGTCGTCAAATCCTATTACTTTATCAACTACTGCTAATTCTTTGATGATGGCAACACGTTCTGCAAAAGACATAAACGGTCTACCTTTTTTGCGTGTAAGCCATTCATCTGAATTAACGCCGACTATAAGTTGGTCGCCTAATGCTCGTGCTGCTTTGAAATAGGCGATATGCCCGCTGTGAAGAGGATCAAATCCTCCTGTGACTAATACTACATTGCTCATGTAGTTATTTATATGCGTACTTAATCCCACCAGCCAAAAATGTAATCTTTACGAACATTAGTTAATTCAATTGCACCCAATTGTTTTAAATATGCTCCTGCACAATATTCAGTATCAGGGTGTTGTTCGCACACAATAATAGGTTTATACTTTAACAATGTTTCGGCAGCGCCTTTAAGCACTTCTAGTTCATGTCGTTCGCAATCTATTTTAAGTAATCCAAACTTAGGTAGATCTAAGTCATCCATGCGTTTTAATTCAATAGTGCCGGCACCTAGTGTATTCATATCAACATGACTTTGTCCGGTGTTTTCGCTGTCATAAATCATGTCAATAAATCCAGTAGTACTACTAAGTGCAAACCGATTTATTTCTACAGGCAAACCTTTTACATTTAATTCTAAACATTTGTATACATGATCAATAGGTTCAAAAGCAATAACTTGACTAAACTTTTTAGATAATGGTTTTGCCCATAAACCTACATTTGCACCAACGTCGACGCATACATCAAAGTCTGTAACATACTTGTACGCAGCATCTCTAACATCGTCTTGATATTCTGCAGGACCGCCCTGTTTAATTCGTTTGGTGATCAATCGTTCAAAATGATTATCTGTATCTGGCATCCAGTAGTTGTATACTTGCTTCATACTCTTTCCATGCAAACAATATATTTTATGCAATGTATTGGCGGGCCTTTTTTGACCTCTGCCATATAATCAAGTACATCTTCGTGGATAATTTTCCAATTAGGATTTTGTATTTTTTTTCTCCACCACTCTGGAGGCTCAATAATTAAGTGNGCGTTGCGACCATCAGATAAAGTTTTCTTTGCTGGGTGACATGCAATTAAATGATATTGATATTTTTGTCCTATGATGAATAAGTTTGACAATACATCGTCTATTTGATCTAATTCTACATGTTCTAATACATCACTACTATAAACTAAATCAACTGCTGATGGCAATTCAATTGGACTAGTAACAGGATCATAATTGTAAACTGTAAAAGTATCAGAATTAAGACCGGTAAATGGCTGACCTTTACCGCATCCAAAATCTAACATAGAGTTTATAGTTTGTGTTTTAAAAAGTTCTTTAAGATATAACGGAATAGTTTTACCTTTGCCAAACGTTTTTTTACTGTGTAATAATTTTAATTCTTCTAAATATTCAGGACTATGCATTATAAACTCGCGTCTTCCATTCCTGCTACACGTAGTTTAACAACGTTGGTAATTTGCCATTGCTTTTGATCAAGTGCCTTAAGAACACCTAACCATTTGTTGCGCATAAGTGCAAATTCGTTGATAATCTTTTCATAGTCAACAACGTCTGCTTCGCCGTCAACATAACGCTCTACGTCGCGACTGCTCAAAGCACGTTGGTAGTTTTCAAGATACTTTTTAAAATACGAGCTACGCAATCTACGTAGCTCGATATTTAAGTAGTTGAGGATTGCTTCAATCTCTTGAAGTTGATTAAAGCGTTGTTCAACAATGCCTGGCATTTCAGCGGCAGCACGTTCTACATTACCTTTGAGTTTTACCTCGTTTTTTGCAATTAACAATTCACTTTCGTAATGCGCTACTGCATCAGGAATTTTAGAAATGTCACGTGATACTGTTGAATACCAGCCCATTATTAGTCCTCATCTTCCCATGAATCGTCATCTGCAAAGTTTTCTTCGTCGATGTCTAAGAAGTAATTGATTGCACCGTCAAGTACTGCATCTGAACCTAGTGTACTTGTTAGTACGTCATCTGCAACGCCGTAGTCTGCTAATAGATCAACAAACCGCTCTGCTGCAAGTTCTTGATTTTTCTTATCAATGTACTCTTTAAATAAAGTCCACACTTCTACAATTTGACTCTCATCCATGGATTATTCCTCGTAAGTTTCTTCGATTAGGTCTGCATCAACTTCTGTTGCATCCTCGGTATTTACCACAGGTGCAATTTTTTCGTTGTACTCTGACATAATCATGTCAAGTTTAGGACCATTCCATTGCTTACGATAATCAAGATGTTCAACACCAGCTAAGTCAACATACTTGAGACGATTGCCTTGCTTTTCTAACAAGCCTTTCTTCTCAAACAATTCAACTAGACCCGAGTAAGGATTCATACCAGTTTCATAAGGAATCTTAACCTGCACACCTTCAAACGGTTTTGCATAGCGAGTCTTCATTACTTTACAACCAGCACGGATACCCATAACTTCTGAGATCTTGTTGCCGTCTTCATCTTCTTTCAACTTCATCTTCTTCATTGCAACAACAATACTTGATGCATAGATAAAGCCTGAGCCNCCACTGATTTTGTCATCTGGGTCAAACATATCTTGCGATGCGTATGTGTGGTTAGTACATACTAGTCCAACGTTCAGTGAGCCAATCATGTTAACTGTGTTACGAACAAGCGAAGTCAATGCTTTAGGCTTACGACCCATATCACCTTTCATATCACCCTTGTTAAACTGATCAACGTCAGTAGGTGTTAGCAACATACCCAAACTGTCAATTACAAACAACACTTTAGGACGGTCTTCTTCCGCCATTGATTTGTAGTCTGCAATAAATGTTGAGATAGTTTTTGCTACATCGTCAATCATTGACATATTAAGTTTAAGAAGTTTTTCTTCACTTGTGTCAACTTCTAGAGCCTGTAGCCANCTCTCNTCAAGTGCGTTCTCTGAGTCAATTAATACTACAAAGATNCCTTGATCCTGTGCGTGTTTTACAATGTTACCTGAACAGAAATAACTCTTACCTGCTCCTGATTCACCTGCAAACACAGTAACCTTACCTAGCGGAACACCTTTGTGAAAGTCTCCTGAGATAAGATAGTTTAGCGCATATGATCCTGTTGAAATCCAATCAGTAGGATCGTTAAATCCAGCACTCATGCCTGAGATACTTTTAGTCAAGTCCTTGCGGAACTTACTAACATCGAATGATTTAGCCATTTGTTTCTCCTAATAAGCTGAAAAGTAGGGCAACTAAAAAGGGTTGCTCTTTAGCAAAGCAACCCTTTTAGCTTGCTTTATTAACCTTGACGTGCGCGGATCATTGCAAGAATGTCACTTGCGCCGCCTGCAGGGGCCGCTTCTGCTGCTGGTGCTGTAATAGCTG